CGCCGTCGCCGGCCGAATCGACGTGGACCGTCGGCGCCGCGGTGCCGTCCGACATGCCGATCGCCCACTGGAGCGTGGTGCCGGCGACCTTGAGCTGGTGCAGGCGCACGTGCGAGGCGTCGGCCGGATCGAAGTTGATCCCGAACGTGGCCGCACCGGGCGTGCCCAGGCCGGCGATGTAGGTGCGGGTGGTGTCGGAAAGGCAGGTGGTTTCGTTCTGCCCGATGCTGGTGTCGATGCCGTCGATCGAGGTCACGCAGCCGACGAGAAGGAGCGTGTCGTTCTGCGGGTCGATCGTCCACAGGTGCGTTCCCTGCGACTTGATTGCCATTTTCTGATCCTCTTGGTTGACAGGTTGAGAAACACCCGTCACGAGGACGGGAAACAAAAAGACCCCCTGTCGGGAGCCTTTTCGGGCGACGCGGGATGCGTCGGACTAGCGCGGCGTCAGGAACGACACCGTCATCGAATAGCGGTGCAGCTTCGTCACTTCGTCCCAGAAGTCCCCGTTCCACGCCGTGACGTAGGCGGTCGGCTCGACGGCGTCGCGGATCGCCTCGGCACCCGCTCGGGCACCGGACAACGAATCCGCGTAGACGTCCACCTGCACGCCCCAGGCGTCCATGTCGGGGACGTCGCCCATGTAGTTCTCCGGCGTGCCGAAGATCGTCTGGAACGTCGCGTAGGGCACCAGGTGGCCGGGTTGACCTTTCGCCGGCGCCACGCCGAACGGGTAGACACGCACGGGGGCGGATCCGAAGATCGCACGCACCGCAGACGAAGCGTCGAGGAGGGCGAACAGCGGCGGGAACACTTAGACGACCCCCTTCGCGACGATCTTGTCGATCTCGGTGTTGAGGTTCGCCACGAAGGCATCCGTCACCCGCCCGACGTTCGTCTCCAGCGCGGGACGCATGAAGGGCTGCGCGGGCATGTGCGAGGTGCCGAACTCCAGCATCCGCCAGTGGCCGGTGTCGACGTTGCCCTTCTTCGGTCGGGCACCGCCGGCGACGCCGACCTTCACGACCACGCCGCCCACGCGCCGGCCGCCCTTGGCGTCGACGCGAGTGACGATGGCCTTCGCGATGTTCGACGGCGACTTCGGGTCGTCGAACTGACGCGCGCGCACCCGCGCGGCATCACGGACGATCCGCATCGCTTTCGTCCCCGCCGAACGCACGCCCTTTTGCTTCAGCTTGTCAGGCAGCGCCCGCATTTTGCGCAGCACCGCGTCGAGGCCCTGGATCTGGAACTCGCTCATGCCGCCATCTCCAGCGAATGCGCGCGCCACAGCTCGGCGCCAGGCGCATCCCGGTAGTGCGCGAACGCCGGGATGCCGGCCGTCCAGTGCAGCACCTTGGCGCGGCCCAGCGGCTGCCCCTCGTCGACCAGGCGGTTCCATTCGCCCGGCAGTTCACCGATCGCCGCGTCATCCACCCAGCGAAGCCCCAGCAGGTGCGTGGGAATGTCCGCGTAGGCCGCCACCCGCTCCGGCGTCATCCCGGCCCAGGCCGGGTGCTCGCAGTTGATGAGCATCAGGCTCGCCCAGTTCTTCCGCGGGTAGTCCAGATTCGGGCACTGCATCGGCGTCCCGATGTATTTGACCGGGTTGCGCGTCAGGTAGTCGTGCTGCACGCACTGCACCGCCTTGGTGGGATCGAACAGCGCGTCGAGCTCGGCCACGTCGCCCAGCATCAGCATGTCGCACGCATCCGCGAAGATCGCCCGGCCCTTGAAGCCCATCAGCCAGGGCGCGAGGAAACGGGAAAACGTGAACGTGTTCGTGCCCTGCGGCAGCCCCTTGGAGTCGAGGGCATGGATCGCCACCGGCACCGAGGCCGAGGCGATGACGCTCGCCACGAACACATGGAAGCCCACGGCCTCGCGCTGGTCGTATCCGCAGAACAGATGAATCATGCCTTCCTCGCTTCGACCCGCATGTCACGATCCGCCCGCCGCCCGTGTGTGCGGGGCGGCAGGACTTCGATTCCCTGGAATCCGTTGGCCGCCAGCACCGTCTGAATGGACCGCGGCGTGTAGCCCCACCGGTGGCACATCAACGGATCGCGATGGCCGGGGTCGCCGTACAGCGGCCACATCGCCATCTGATCCCCCAGCCCTTTGAGCAGGTTCCGCGCCGCGGCCTCGAGGTTCGGCAGCTCGAGCACCAGCAGGCCGCCAGGCTTCAGCAGCCGGCGCCATTCGGCGAGAAGCTCGGGAATCTCCCAGAGGTAGAAGTGCTCGATCACGTGCAGCGCCATCACTTCCACCGCACACCCATCCGGCAACGGCACCGCACGCACGTCGGCCTGGATGTCCGGCGTGCCCTGCAGGTCGACGTTCGTGTAGCCGGCGGTGCGCTTTCTGCCGCACCCGAGGTTGATCCTCAAACGAACCCCCGACCCTTCAGGTACTCCCACGCCAGCCGAGCCTCGCTCGGCCGGTATTGCCAATGCGCGAGCGACTCGAGGAACGCCAGACGCTCCGCGCGTGACGGCTGCCGCGGCGCCGCCAGGTCGCTGCCGTACAGCGCCGCCGCCGCACCGTCCTCGCAGACCGCAGGCACACCCGCAATGCAGGCGTCGACCGCGACGTTCGAGTGCCGGCACACCAGCAGCGACGCGCCCTTCAGCACGTCCTCGATCGCACCCCGCACCACCGGAACCCCCGGCAAGCCCGGATCCGTCTCGCGCTTGGGCTTGAACACCACGGCCCGACCGGGATACGCCGCCCGAATCCGCGCCAGCGTTTCCGCCTCCCAGTCGCCCGCCAGAATCCGGCGCGACTTCCAGCCCATCCCGCACAACACGATCGGTCCGTCAGGCGAGTAGTCCTCGCGCAACCCGATCCCCATCGCCGCCCAGCGCCTGCCGTCTTCAGGACGGAGCCACTTCTGCGGGTGGTCGGCGTCGACCGTCAGCCGCATCCCGAAGTCGTGTTCCTTGCGCGCCCAGTAGCCCAGGTCGAAGGCGATGACCCGCCCGCCCTTCGCGACATGCCCCATCCACAGCGGCCGGCGCGCCGGATGCCCGAGCCCGTAGGTCAGGACCGTCTGCACCGTGCCCGTGAACTGCGTCCGCACCACACAGCGAATGGCCGCCGGCGCCGCCGCCACCATCGCCTCGAGCATCTTCTGCGCGCGGGTGATGAGGTCCGGCGAGATCAGGACTTCGACAGGGTGCCAAGCCATCCCCGATACGACGCCGCCACGTCCGCCAATCGCGGGGCCGCGGCCTGCATCTTTTCCGACACGACCGCCCGCACCTCGGCCGGGGACCACGCCTCGAACGCGCGCGCGACGTCGGCTGCGCTCCCGATCCACCATTCCGCGCCGCTCCCGAATTGGCGATAGCTGACTTCCGGACTGCATACCGTGGGCAACCCCAGGGCCTGCAGATTCGCGAGCTTGCAGTTCGACTTCCACGCCCCGGCGGGATACCCCGAGGCATCCCGCAGCGCGACGCCGATGTCGCAGTCGCCGAGGTCGCCGTTCACCACGAACTCCCACCCGCGCGCGTCGCATTGCGCGCGCAGCACACGCTCCCACCGGCCGAGGTAACGCGGGTCGCCTTCGTAGCCGACCCGCGTCACCGTCGGACGGACCGCCCGTGCCTGGTACTTCGGCCAGGCGTGGTGCGGCAGCACCATCGACCGGCCGCGCCAGTCGCTGTCGACCAGCATCTGAATCGTCGGGAACACCACCGCATCCGGCTCGAGGTCCGCCAGGCGCTGCGTCAGCCACCGCTGCGCCACGTCGCGCTGCCACGCATTTCCCGCCGGCTGCGGCCAGCCGTCGACGACGTCGTAGACCCACGGGCGGCCCGAGGCGCGAATCGCGCTCAACAGTTCGGCCGGCGTGCGCTTCACGACCACGATCAGGTCCGCCGAGCGGATCTGCCCCAGCGTCGCCATCGGCACCACCTCGGCGCCGATCGCTCCGCCCAGCTGCTCCCCGCGCACCTTCCAGCTACCGGCCTTGCCGCCCTTGCCGGTGACGAGGATCCTCATTGGCGCCGCCCGAAGCCGCACGTCTCCGCGCGCGCCAGGTACGGGTGACCGTTCTCGCTGGTGATCGCGTCGAGCCGGGTCGACTTCTGCACGTGGTCGGTGACGAACTTGAGCTTCAGCCAGCCGATGTCGGGAAAGATCGACCGGATCGCCGCCGGCGACATGCGCCAGTAGTCGTTCGGGTAGGCGTGGATGCGCCACACGAACGGCACCAGCACGAAGATCGTCCCGTCCGGCACGAGG